TGAAGAGGTTCATAACGTACTGACCTTGGACTAGCTCAAGTTTATTCCGCTGGTCTGACCCTTCTGGTAGGTTAGCACCGAGGTCTTGTTGACCTTCGAATACCTTAGCGAATTGTGCTGTACCTTCAACGTATACTGTAGCCATTTTATTTCCTTTTGTCCTTGTTTTGTTGACCCTTTGTATGTATATATAAGACCTTTTTAGTGTGTATATACAAGGGTGGTTGGGTTATTTAGTCTGAGTGTTGCTAAAGTGACTCACTCTAGTGAACAGCCGAGTACGATTCCCCGAATTGAATGTCACTTGTGATTTCAACATTAAGTTTCAGCGTGTCGTTTACCTCTTTCATAGCTTCCTCTAGTAACTGTTTTTGCCGATGTTCGTTGCCGATGTTTACGTATGATAGATGCTCATCATGATATTGAAGGGAAAACACAACACCCTTGTTCCTACACCGAAGCACCCAACTGTCAAAGATGAACACCCCTGTACCCTGATTAAGAGTAGACCATGTGTCCCTATCGTTCCGTAGGCTATAAAAGAAACCACTCACAGGGTTTTTAACCCACATGCTACCGTCCTTGAGGGTGCGTACATAAGCGTCCTTAGCTACTTGCTTGATAGCCCAGTTCATATCCCAGAAGGCTGTGATGAGTGCATCAGCTTCCTTAACTGTCATACCCGCCTCTCGTGCCAACTTAACCTTACCTACTCCGTACAAGGAACTGTAGTTTGTAACTTTTGCTGGTGAACGCATAGCCTTTAGTGCTTTGTACCTTTGACTGTCGGTATCCTTCGTAGTTACGAAATACTCATAATCATCCTCTGTAATCTTTCCTGCTATCACTAGCAATTTCATATGTGGGTCAAAACCCTCGACATCCATAGACTCAACGTACTCAGGGTCTAGTGGCTTCATGTAGTGACGCTTAGTGTTATCCTCAAGTGACACAACATCAGCACCACACACCGTATAACCCTTTGGCGCTATGATGCACCCACGTATCTCCTCACCCCAAGGGGAACCCACTTTAGGGAGGTTCACGATAGGACTTCTATGTTTCAGCCTCAGTGTATTAGTAAACCCACCAGCACTAGCTACAACCCTACCCTCAGGATCAGCATTCTCAAGTAGAGCTTTAAAAATACTCATACGGTGTGTAGCTACAGTCAAGCCCTCAAGTTCTTCAATACCCTTTTCCTTGTCTTTTAACTTGAGTACGCTATCGGTTAGCTGACCCTTACGTGGATCGCTGGGACTACTATACCTTACCTGTTCGATCTTCTTCTCTTCACCTGTGACTTTATTCCTATCATATTTATAAGTACAGGGCTTCCAACCCAAGCTGTAGAGCCATTCCTTCACTTGGCTAGGGCTATTAGGGTTGCCATCTTCAAAGCCTTCTATGACCGTTACACACCCCTCTGTGGTACTAGGAAGACACTGTTCCTTGAGTAGCTGATACCATGCTTCCCCTAGCTTGCTAAGGCTACCGTCTTTAGTGTGCATAACCTTTGGTTTGTTCTTGTACTTCTCAATAGGACGCTTAGGCATAACCTTAGCCAAGGCTACTGTCTTCTCTGCCTTGATCTTCTCAAGCTCATTGTAGTGCCGTTGGGCCTTCTCTACGTCGATATATAGAGGGTTTTCCTCTTGTTCGCGAAGGCAATCTTGCTTAAACGAAAGGTAGCGTATAAACCTGAGAATGTCCTTGCTGAGTTCAGCCATCGTATATCTCCTGCAATCTTTTACGTTGTTTCTGCCAAAGCCACCAATTGATCTTCACATCACTCTCACATCGGTGCTTCATCTGTTCCCAAGTGACGTCTTCCCAGTTGTCTACTTGAGGCTTAGGTACGCCACTGGCCTCTTGATAACTACCCAAACCATGAGACTTACGATCTGCATACAGAAACCAGCTAAGCGCAAGTGTGTCGATGAACTTTTGGTAACTCAAGTCTAACCCTAACACACGATTAGCTACAACCATATCGAACATAACACTGTTGTGGGCTACGAAGAGTGTATCCTCTTGTGCGAAGAACTTCCTCATCTCATCATAACTATCGGTGCTAACGATTGTGTCGCCATCGTAGGTATAACTAAGAATGTGCATCTTGTCGCAGTTGTAGGCTAACCCATTTGTCTCTGTATCAAAGACTACTTCTTTCATTGTACCCCCCTAAAAGTCATTAGTGTTCTCCGTTACTGGTTCCTTTGGTGGTTGGACTGGTACTAATGTATATGTCTCCGATAGAAAGTCAAGTGCTCCAGCAGGTCCATTACCCAAGCCAACACGATTCTTTCTGCCTACACGTACTTTAGTGCGGTTGCGTTCTACAACATCTTCAGCTTCTTGGTCTCTGTGTAGGGTGATCTCAAAGGCTGCTTTCTTACCGATCATCGTACTATACATAGTGTCCCCGTTCTGGTTCTGGTGAGCGATAGTCACGATACCTACATCAAGATCGCTAGCCATAGTCCCAAGACGTGAGGACAGATCAGCAAGTTTACCTTCTTTATCTTCTCCGTGTACCAAGTCCTGAATAGGCTCAAAGAACACATAGTCAATATCGAAAGCTGCCTTCATGTACTTGATCTTATCCAAAAGCACCTCATAGCCATCCTCAGCATTGAAAGAGAACTGCAACATACGCTCACCATCGGTCAGCTTACTAATGCTTTCCCGTACTTCTTCCTCTCGTTCCTTCTCGTCGATGAACTTCTTAAGTGTCAGGTTGTCGTTAAGATCGTAGCTAACCAAACCTAAGACGCTTCGCAGTTTTGACTCCTCAAGGTGCATATAGGCAAACTTGTAGTTACTCGTCGTAAGGCACCGATACTCAAGATAGCGCATCACTTCAGTCTTACCTACACCAGTCGGAGCCTGAATAACCGTAAAGTAACCCTTGTTGATACCCAAAATCTTCTCGTCCAACTCAGGGATACCAGTAGTAAAGTATTCAAAGTCTGGTGATTCATCAAACAGGTTCAAGTAGTCATCAGCATCCACAAGCATGTCATCTGGACGGTAAGGTTTAGCACCCCACCACGCACTCTTGTAGGCCTTCTGATCACCAGCCTGTAGGAAGTCATTGGCATCCTTGTAGTCACCGTGATTCATGACGAACACTTTACGGGGGAACATAAGCGAGATACGCTCTGCAACCTTACGTCCAGCGTCATCATTATCCACACTAAGGATGATCTTCTCAAAGCTGTCCAACCAACCTTTGCACTTCTCCCAGAGTTTACCTGAAGGTGTGGCACTTGGCAGTGAGACTACAGGATTAACATAACTACTACCCTGTGAGAGCATCTGCCAAGCACTCATGGCGTCCACTTCACCCTCAGTTATAGTAACGATACGAGAGGCGTTCACAGGGAACAAGTTCATACCGAAGAGTTCATCACTGCGGAGGTTAGAGGCACTAAATTCCTTAGTCGAGATGTAACGTGTCTTTGTGCCACCACTAGGGTAGACGTAGTGTTGTTTATCACCATCGGTCTTGACGTTGAACTTCTCCATGGTGGTAGAGGTAATCCCTCGCATACCTACAAACTTACCACCTGTAGGCTCCTTAATGCCCTTAGGTGTGAAGTCCTCTACCACCACTACTGTACTATCATTAGTCCCCAACTTGTAGCCCTTCCCTGAGCCTCTCTTAGCCCATATTTCATCATTGTGTAGCCACGTCTTTAGTTCACACGCATGGCAGTAACCTTGGTTCTTGCTGCTGTTCCAAGAGTAGGCATCACTACTGCCACATTCTTCTGTATCTACACACGGTAGGTGGATTGCTTCACTCATGTGGTATCCCTCTCCGTGTTAACATCCAAGCTGTGTAATCTGAGGTGTTCATGTAATCCTCAAGCACTCTCTCAATCGCTGAAAGTATGGTATCCTCTACCTCAATCTCCCAACCACCCTCGTCTGTATTAGGCTCAGAACAAAGTCTGTAGTGGTTCATAAGAGAGACTACAACCATCTCATCTTGATAATCCTCTGAGAGATTTCTTAGCATCTTCTCGTAGCGTGTAGTGATGACATTAGCGGCATCTCGTGTTGTGTTGTAGTCACTCATGTTCTATCCTCCGTAGTAATCAATCACCCGATCAAGGGCTGCTATATCTAAGACAATCATTTGCCAGTCCTCCATCTCAGGGTCGGTCAAGTGGTCTATACTACGATTGGCGTCTAGGCACTCACGCATCTCAATAAGTCTCACGGGAACTGATAAGAGT